TATTTTCCAAACACATATCAAGATTTTAACGAATCATCACCTGGTATGATGTTTATTGAAATGGCATCTTATGTAGGAGATGTTATGTCTTACTATGTTGATTCACAATTTAAAGAATCTTTATTAGGATATTCAGAAGAATTAAGAACACTTTATGCAATGGCTCAATCATTTGGTTATAAACCAAGATTGTCTGCACCTTCTTCAACTAAATTAGAATTTTTTCAATTAGTTCCAGCAACTGGTGAAGGTAATAATGTAGCACCAGACTATAATTATGCATTAAATATTAAAGCCGGAACAAGAGTAGAAACTTCAGACGGAGTTGTGTTTAGAACGATTGAAGATTGTGATATGAGATATGAGTCAGCAAGGTCAGAAAGAGAAGTAGAAATATTTGAAAGAGATTCTGCAACAGATACACCAACTTATTATTACATTAGAAAAGAAGTAAGAGCACAAAGTGGTAATATAGTTGATGAAGATTTTACTTTTGGTGGAGCTAAAAAATATGATAAAGTTCTATTATCAAATTCAAATGTAATAGACATTATTAGTTGCACAGATTCAGACGGAAATACTTGGTATGAAGTTGATTCATTAGCTCAAGATACCGTGTTTGATGAATATGAAAACAACTCAGACAATGACCCAGAATTATCACAATATTCATCAGAAGTTCCTTACATATTAAGATTAAAGAGAGTTTCAAAAAGATTTACAACATTTAAAAGACCTGATGGAAAAACAGAATTAAGATTTGGAGCTGGTATTTCAGATAATGCTGACGAGGAGATTATACCAAACCCAGATAATGTTGGTTCAAACTTACCTGGTTCACCTTCAAAATTATACGAAACATTTGACCCAAGTAATTTTTTAAAAACAAAAGCTTATGGACAAGCTCCTTCCAACACAACATTAACAATTAACTATCAGTATGGTGGTGGTGCACAAGACAATGTAGCGGCTGGTAGAATTAATAAAATTACCGGTGTAACATTTGAAATAGACGAAACAAACTTAACACCATCAGTTGTTAGTTTTGCTAAAACATCAGTAAGAGCTTCTAACATTGAAGCATCAAGTGGTGGTATGGGAGCAGAAAGTGTTGAAGAACTAAGAGAAAACATTAAAGCATATTTCCAAGCACAAAATCGTGCTGTAACAAAAGATGATTATATTGTTAGAACTTATGCATTACCTGACAAATACGGAAACATTGCAAAAGCGTATATTACACAAGACACAATAGTAGATGAAGAACAACAAACACAACCAAATCCATTAGCACTAAATCTATACATTTTAGGATTGAATACAAATAGACATCTTGTAAATGTAAATGATGCAGTAAAAGAAAATTTAAGAACTTATTTAACAAGATTTAGACCAGTAACTGATGCTGTAAATATTAAAAATGCTTATGTAATTAATATTGGTGTTGAGTGCAATATAAATACAAAAAATGGATATGACCAAGAATTAGTTATTACAAATGTTAACCAAAGAATAGCAGAATTTTTTGATATAGATAGATGGCAAATAAATCAACCAATTGTATTATCAGAATTACAAAGTGCTATAGTAAGTGATGTTGAAGGTGTTTCATCAGTTGTAGACATTACAATTACAAATGAAGATACTTATTCATCAACTGCTGGTTATAGTGGTAATAGATACAATATTGCATCAGCTACACGAAATGGTGTAGTGTATCCAGCAAAAGACCCAAGTATATTTGAGGTTAAATTACCTAATACAAACATAACAACAGCGGTTGACGGAGGAGAAGGATAATGCATTTATTTGAATTTGCAGAAAAAGACTCAACACTTTATGAAGGTAGTGCTACTCAAAGTAGAAATACCGGTTTAGATGAAATATTAGAAGTTCGTAAAGATATGAACGCTGATGGTTCAGTCGTAAATGTATCTAGAGCACTTATAAAATTTAATCTAACCAACATATCAGAATCAATTGTAGCAGGAACTATTCCTGAAAACGCAAGATATTATTTAAATCTATATGATGCTAACTCAAAAGAATTAACAACAAGTCAATCATTATTTGCTTATCCAGTTAGTCAATCTTGGGTTCAAGGTGATGGTAGATTCTTTGACCAACCAGCAACTACTGATGGTTGTTCTTGGAGATATCGTGACGGAGAAACAACCGGAACACAATGGATTAGTGGTTCAAATAATACTGGTGGAACTTGGTTTAATCAATATGAAGCATCCCAATCATTTAATCACGAAACAACTGATATGAGAATGGATGTAACTGATATTGTTAAACTTCAATTAAGTGGTTCTATTGCTAACGAAGGATTTATCGTAAAACGCTCAGGTAGTATTGGTAATACTTCATCATCATTAGACGAGGGAAGCACAGAAAGACTTGGACATTTTGCATTCTTTTCACGAGATACACATACAATTTATCCACCAAAGTTAGAAGTAGAATATGATGATTCATCTTTTAACACAGGTTCATTATCTACATTAAGTTCAGATGATATTGATGATGTTATGATTTATATGTCAGGTTTAAGAGAAGAATATAAAGAAAAATCAAAAGTTAAATTTAGAGTATATGGTCGTGAAAGATTTCCAACAAGAACTTATTCAACAAGTTCTCAAAATCTAACGGTAAAATTTATTCCAAGTCAAAGTCAATATTCAGTTAGAGATGCTTTGACAGAAGATGTTATTATACCATTTTCAACAGGTTCTTATTTAAGTTGTGATGGAACAGGAAACTTTTTCAGATTAGATTTAAATGCGTTTCAACCAGAAAGACACTATCGTTTTCTTTACAAAGTAGTAAGTGGTAGTGGAAATACAAGAACAGAAAACATTATAGATAACGACCACATATTTAAAATAACGAGGTAAACAAATGCCTTTCACAGAACAAGAACTACAAGACTATCAGTTTTATCTACAACTAAAAGAAGAACGAGATAAGAGATATGAAGACTTTTATACAGAAGCCATATCTGAATCAGATTCCGATACAAGAAATCATTTATTAGTAAAAGATACCAATACATTGTATAGTTTTGAAGATATTGAAGAAGAAAGAAGAAAAGAAGCACCATTTGGTAGAATTGGTAGAGATGATGACAATCATTATGTCCACAAAGTAAATAGATATCCTACATTTGAAAAAGGAGAAAAATTAGAAAAAGTAATTGATACAGAAATCAATAGTTTAATTCCATTAGCTCCAAGTTTACCTACAATTAGATTACACAACTCACCAAACAATAATGTTTTATCACCACAAAAAGACGGAGTAGAATTTACACTATTATCACCTTCAAGAGAAGAACCCAATGTTAGAACAAACGGGTATACGATTGATTTAGTTAACGGAGATATAGTTGGTTATTTTGATTGGAACGATAATGAAGGTCTTGGTTTAAATTTGTGGTATTTAGAAGAAAATAGAAAACGAAGATTTCCTACAATGAGAATTTTTAAATCTTATGTTGGAACTTTTATCAGTAGATATTATGAACAAGAAATTATAATTGCACATCAAGGAGACTTAGAAAATATTTTAAACGGAAAACCAATGCAGTTTAATGTAAGTTAATTATTATGACATTAGAACTATCAAGATTAAAACCAAACGACTACGAAATTTTAGATTCAGGTGCTTACAGAATACCTGGTAAAGTAGTTGGTGTCGACTCACCAGAATTTGGAGATGCCGCTACAGACTATATTGAAATGGTTATATCAACACCAACTGGTGTTTTTTTAGATTCGTTTGTTATTGCTAGAGGTGATGAATGCACTCAATATAAAACTTTAGATGAAAACAACCAAGATATTTTCAGTATAAATCCTGGAATTTTTATGAGAGAAAAAGGATATTTTTCCGGAGAATACAATATTGAATTTAATTTTTTACGAGAAGTAGCCGGTTCAGAACAAGGTGTGTTAGTTGATAGAGAAAACAAAATATACAACGGAACTTATTTTGTAAGTAATAAAGGTTTAATTTATAAAGGTGGTGAAGCAAATCCAGATGAATTGGAAAAAGATGAATTTTTACTAAGAGAAAAAGATTACAAATTTTATGTTGATGAAATATCAGCCGACAGAACAGAAGTTAGATTAGCAACTTTACCAATTAAAAGTGGAAGATACAATACAGAATTTAAAGGATTGGGTTCTGACGAAATCGTATTAGATTACAACAAAACATTACAAGATACTGGTGATAAAATATTTGAAATACTAGATTTACAATCAAATACTTTACCACAAAATATTATTGGTGGTGAATTAGTCATTAGAGATGCATATAAAGTTCCAGGACTAAATATTAATAAAGATACATTTGATGCGTTAGTAGGATTAAATGTAACAAATCCACGACCAAAAGGCACCAGAGCAGTTCCAGGACTAATGACCTATGGTGGAGCACTAAGACAACACTCAACGACCACATATAATCTTTTAGATGCTGGACAAAATTCAGCAGAAACCGAACACACACAAATTTATGGTGGTGATAACGATTATTATGCAAATACCAGAACTGAAAATTTTTATGGTAAATCAAATATCAAAAGAGAAACTCGTAGTGGTTATACTTCAACTGATATTCTACAATTAGCTCAATCAAATAACTTAGATGGATTGAGAAATCTTTTGTTTCATAATTTAGGAACAGGAAAAAATCAAAGTTTAAACTTTACAGAAATGACCAAAGTTTTTCGTGATGAAAAATTAACAAAACCAAATAAAAAATTTTATGACGGAGCCGCTTTAATCGGTTGGACATCATATGTTACTTATGGTTTTCCATTGTGGATTCGTTGTAATGAACCAGAACTAAATAAATTTATTACCGGAGACGGTTTAGAAACAACAATATCAGTTAGAGTTAGTGGTAGAAGTGTAACAAAAGACGACTTAGGAAACACAGGAACTTATGGGGTTTACGAAATAAATGATATAGCTTTTGAGGGAAAAAATACTTTTATAAGAATTCCAAGACACCCAGAATATAAATTAAAAAAAGATTCTGGTGAACAAAATGATATACAAGGAGCCATATTTGATATGGAAATAGATTTTAATGTAAAGTTTGAAGGTGTCGAAAGAACTTATACAATTTTAAAACCTTCAGTATTTGGTGTTGTTCCAGATGATGATGGTGATAGAGCCAAAACTTTTATTCAGAAAGGATTTGAATAATGAGTATGTTTGAAATTCAATACGGCCCTAAATGGAGTAATGAAAATGGACTTCAAAGTTTCAATGTTAGTGATACTAATAAGACAGCAGAAATTAATATAAAAGCAAATTGGAACGGACTTCCTGACGGAGCATACTCACCAAATATAACCAATGTAAAATGGACTATAACAAGAGATGACGGAACATTATTACAATCCTATACACCAGTTGGAAGAACAAAAATTAAATTTAATTTGAGTCCAGAAAATGTTGGTAGTTATACTGCAGAAATAATAGTAAGGTATCAATACAAAATGGAAGGAGAAGATTTACCAATAGGAAGTGAGGTAATAAAAGAAACAGCATTTAAAATAACAACCGAAGGTGATGACGGAGATGATGGTAATGAAACTAGTTCTGGTGGAGATGATACTTTTTCACTTCCATTTAAATCAATAATTACAAATGTTGATACAACAACAAACACAATCACTACAAAAGAAGATATAAATGCACAAAATTTAAACCTACCACAAGCAATAAAAGATACAATAACAGAAACACAAGAAACTATAAATTATGCAATAAAATATGGAGCCGTAAATTATCAAAATTTAAATGTATTGTTAAATGCCGGTGGAGTAAAAAACATAATCACCAATACAGACATTGATGTTGAAAACACACCAATAGACCCGTATTCAGTAGTATTGAAATTATACGAACCATTATCAAATGATATTGGGGTAAAAAATAAAGTTAGTGTTGTTAAAGAAATGGCAGAACCTATTCGTGAAACCATACGACTAGCTCCATTTAACGATGCAGATTTAGGTGATAGATTTTTATATGAAGCCGATAATAAGTCAATAGATTACATAAATAATTTAAAAACAAGACAACTAAGTTTAACAGATACTTTAACTTCTGATAATTTTATTTCTAGTTCTATAAGAGATAATATATTAAGTGGTAGTGTTTCTGCAGAAGTAAATGTAGATTACAATGATTATAAAAACTTTTCCATATTTGGTTCAGTTGAAAAAAGATTACAAAACTTTAGAACTAAATTACAAGATTATGAATTTTATTCTAAAGAAAGTGGTTCACTAGCTGCAAAAGCGGCTTCAACATCTTCGGTATTCACTTCTGAAATTGTTAAGAACGAAGAATTTAAAAGAAACATAACTTCTAACTTTGACCATTATGAAAAGTATTTGTTTTATGAAAGTTCATCATACGCAACTTCATCATTTGGACAAGAATTTGATACAAGTTGGCCAAAAGAAAATTCAACAAAACCACATAATGTATTGAGTGTATCTGCATCAGCCGCTACAAATTGGTATAATAACAATATTACATCTGCTTCTTTGTATGACCAAAATAATCCTAATCGTTTGATTAACTTAATTCCAGAACATATCAAAAGAGATTCTGAAAATCAACCATTTTTAGATTTCTTAGATATGGTAGGACATTATTATGATAATATCTGGATTCATATAAAAGCAATGACCGATACATATGATAGACGAGAGGATTTAACAGAAGGATTATCAAAAGATTTAGCTTGGACAATTTCAAATGCGTTCGGTTGGAAACAACCATCAGGAACTGAAATCACAGAACTACACAGATTAATAACTGGACAATATTTAAGTGGTTCATTTGGTTCAGAAGAATACAAACAATATTCAGAAACATCAGGAAAAGAAATACAACAAGAAATTTGGAATCGTGTATTGACAAATATGCCTTATATTTTAAAAAACAAAGGAACAAAAGAATCAATTCAAGCTCTTATTAATGCTTATGGTATACCACCAACAATTTTAAAAGTTAGAGAGTATGGTGGAGCAGATAACAAAGATTATCAACCAACATTTGAAACTCAACAAAGATTTACAAAAGCATTAGATTTTAAAAATAGTCAATATATTCAAACACAATGGAAAGAAACATCAGGTAGTTTAAGAACACCAGATACTATTGAATTTAGATTTAGAGCCGCTTCAAGTTCTAATCAAGTATTGTTAGCAAAAGACCAA